TACCAACTACCGCGCCTGCCTAGCCCGCGTGGTGCTGTTAAACACTGGCAAAGGGGGTTAGAACTGCGTTCTACCGGCTCGAACTGGGGCCATGGGGGTAACCGCGGCCCGCCATATACGTATATAGGCTTCAGAGATTTTTGTCAAAATTCAGGACCCACCATATGGCTATGGAGACCAGAATCAACAAAATTAGGATCATGTAAACAACCGACCAAACAATCATTGTTAGTTATCGAGGTAGATTTGCTCACGATGGTACGGTTCAAACCGCACATACTCGACTAAGTCGTTGATATAACCCGGCATGTAGCTGCCGACATCAAGACAAGCCATCAAGCTTGCCTGATTGGCAGTACATACCGTTAAAAAACCGGTCAAATAGATGACAAAGCTTTGGAGACCAAAGGAAAACATGAATCAATCTGCATACGACATTGATCAGCAATATCCCGGTGCTCTTTCTGCGTTCCCTTCTCACACCGCAAATCGCAGTAATGAATCCAAGACCGCAGGGTTCCATTCATGTACAACCGAGTCGGCGTAGCCAAAGGCAGCACTTCCCGAGCACATTCCTTTGCAACACCTGCACCCAGCATTTCGTCGTAGAGCAACTGCGCCTGATCAAAGACAAACTGTGCTTTGAGTTGTAGTTCCTGTTTTACGAACGGATCCAGGTCGTCGATGCTGTTCTGTCTGTTCTTTGTGTCTTGTCGACGAAGGTCAGGGATAACAGGATTATCTGTTACTGCTGCATACCGCTGGCTGAACTCTTGAAAGCTAAAGCTACGGTGCCTAAGAATTTGAGCTGCAATACTTCTAGTGGTGTTGATTTCGACGCACATGTTCACCATCTCAAACGGTGACCAATGTTTGTGTTTGATCAGGTATTTAATCAGCCTTGCACTGGTCTCAGTGTTGTTCTGATTGTTTGGATTAGATACCCGTGCCATGTAGGCAATCAGGTCATCACCATTAGGAGTTGCGTGGATGAGTTGGACGGAGGACATACAGTAGTAAACGAGTCAAGAGATGACGTCAGCATCGACATCATCGTGGTCTTGTTTCAGTAGAAAGGGGGAACCGAAGTTCCCCGATCACAGGAAGTCCACCCTTCTTCCTGTATACGGAAGGGGTTACCGCTAAACCCAGGTGGAGACTGAGTTGTCGTTATTTCTACTTTGACGTCGTTGTTCCATCGTCAGATTAAAGACCAGATGGCTGGCAAAGCAGTCTCTGTCGTCTTCCCAGTTAGCCAGCATGTCGTTCCATTCGTCGCGTTTGCGGTTAATGATCTCCTGCTGAGCTGAGATAGAAAGGATGTCGGTAAAGTATTTGACGCCTTGTGCTAGTGCGTCAATTCTGTCGTCGTGTCTAACGGCACCTTTTTCACGACACATACGGCTCATCTGATAGAAAAGCATGTATTCGAGACGTTTTTCCGGTGCTGTGTCGGGATTAGAAGCATAATCCCACTCAATGACCTTTTTGTCTACAACAAGCCGGTGCTGATTAAGCACTGGCTCAAGTGTGTCAATGATTCGGTCTTCTTTACGTACGTTGGCACGTGTTTCTTCGACGTTAATTGCTTGTTTGGTCTGTTTAAGGTGCTTCTTAAATAGTTCAGCAACGATGCCATCACCAAAGTTAGATTCAATTAGAAGTGTCTTGACGTTGAACTTTCTACAACCCTTTAGTATGTCCAATAACGTGTTATCGCTGTATCCGTCCTGGTAAGCGCGCATGTCGTGCAAGTACATGACACCGTTTCGTTGGGAGAGATAAGCTGCAACTGTTTCATCCGATCCACGACCCGACGGGTCGACGGAGCAAATCGTTTCGGTGTATACACCCCAATCGCCTTGTAGTTGCATTGGAGAGTAGAAATAATCTCCAGGTAAACCGACAGTTGGGAGTTCTTTGATACAGTTTTGAGGGTCTGAGCACCAGACGATGTTGTCTGGAGCAGTAGTAGGGTTGACGCTAGTAACGATAAGGTCAGCGTTTTTAAGTGGGAACTTCTCGGCGTCAGACAGGCTTGTGTCAAGCATGAACTGAAGCATGAAGTTACTGCGTCCCATGGACGCTTCACGTTCAAGTAGGTCATCATCTTGGAAGCGATCTGGATCTGTGACGTCCCAGGGCTGTGCTCCGTTGTCGATCAATGCCTGTAGCTGTGGAGCAATAACCCCTTCGTAGTTAGTCATATTGCGTGGAACCCTTGCAGGCCACACAAGCGGACGGTAGTTACGTTCGGCTAGTTTTTTGTAGATCGTAAATGTAGTCTGGGGAGTACCCAGATACATGATTCGACTGTCTTCTTTTGGTGTGAGAATTGATTCAGCTTCAGTGCACAGTTGTAGAAGCTTGCTTCTCATCATTTCTGTCATCGAGTTGCCGGGAACTTCGATGTCGTCGAGAATCATCAGGTCTGCCCGGCTTCCGGTCAACTGACCAGTAATACCAACAGACTTCACGGACGGAGCTTGAGCCGGAGAGCAGTTTACGTCGAAGCTGATCCTTGACCATCTGGCGTCGTCGTTCTTTGGACGAAGGTGTTTTAGCCATGGCGTTTCAATAATGAGTTTCTGCAAAAAGATGCTCATGTTGTCTGCACGCTCTTTCGATGCGGAGATAATCATGATCTTCTTTTCAGCGTTATTGAAAAGAACCCACAACACGAACGCACCAGTAATCCACGACTTACCGACACCTCGGAAAGCTTGGATCTGTAGTCGTTTTGGTCCGTGTTGTAGGTAGTCTGCGATTGCGTATTGTGCTTTAGTTGGCTCAGGCAGGTCGAGCTGTTTCCACATAGCTTGCAGAAACACCTTGAAATCGTCCTGTAAGGCCGTTAAAACGTCTGTCATAGGGATATGTATTCGGGTGGTATTTCAACAGCCTTCTAGGGGCGTACGCCGGTCAATGCGCCACCAACGCTAACAACAGCAGAAGTCACATCCCAGATAGCTTTGCCAGCTCTAAAAATTAAACTTGCATCAGATATTTTTTGACCAAGCTCGGCTAGTTGTGCAGCGGTTTCCATTGTCTGGTCGCTGGTCATTACTTGTGGAGCTTTGTAGCCACTATCTTGAGGTGCAGTTACAGACGGACCTGGTTGTTCAGAAGTGTCAAAGCCTGGGAGTGCAGGTGGTTTCCATTCGGCTTTACCTGCCGTAGTCGTTAAACCGGGCAGCGGTCCTTGTCCAGGAAACTCTGTTTGCCGCATTGACAGGTCTTGCCTAACAACAAAGGGCAAAGCATTGAAGATTTGCTCAGGTGTCATAGATGGATCTACATCCATACCTGGCAGGTCTTGAGGATCTACAAGGTCGTCGGCGTACCGAGTGTCAACAATCCGGTCACCGAAGTTGCCACGCAACAGACGGTAACGGTTGTCTTTATAGGAACGGATGTATTGTTCTACCGATGTTTTCCACTTGGCGTCACTGTCTGTGTTGAGATAGGTGTAATCGCCAGCACGACCCCTGTCTTGAATGACGTCACTTGCGTGGTCTGAAGGGTAGGCATGTTCTAGGTTCCAACCTTCCATGCCCGCAGCAGCCGCCATGTTGTTCATGGTCTGCTGCCACTGTTGCAGTTGTTCTAACTGGCTTTGAGATTCAACAGTAGAAGTTTTTTCGTGTTCTCGACGTCTTTCTGCTTGTCCTTTGCTGCGTGATTTGACACCGAACCTAAGGTTGCCCTTAGAATCGGTGCCTTTACCTTCGACACCAGTGGGTCGTGGCATCCCGTCAAGATTCATCTTTGCGATAATCTCTTTTCGTGACAAACTAGGATTAGCACGCGCCATTTGATTAGCAGCAGACGCCCATTCTTTTGGTGTCATGTTAAATCACATATCGTTGTTACGACGCGCAAGAAGTTGACGGCGGTTTTTGAGCATGGCTTGCCGACGTGCACGACGACGACGTTCTTCAACTTGACGTTGGTTACGTCTACTAGAACCGCTAACAGCGTCTACCTGAGCTTTAATGTTTGCCCGGCCTTTAGCGGTAGAGCCTCGCTTGGCTTCCTGTCGGTTCTTACGGAGCTGACGCTCACGAGGGTCAACGGATGCACCAGTTCGGCTGCCTTTCTTAACCACAGCAGGTCCGGGATCACCTTTTTTGCGGTATTGACCAGTAACACCTGAGCGACCAGTTCCAGTCTTGGTGTCAGTCTTAGGTTTAGTATCAGCCTTCGGCTTGGTCTCTGTTTTGGGTTTGGCTTCTGCCTTATCCTTAGCCTTAGTAGCAGGCTTGGTCTTGCCTTTATTGGCTTGGTAAGAGGCGGCCATAATCTTGGCTTGTTTGGCAAATTCCGCCTCAGTCATCTTGCCCTCTTTGACCTCTTTGCGGTACTTGTCGTATAGTTTGTTCAGTCGTGTTTTAGAGAAGGGATTAGCCATTAGTTAATGTGAGATAAAATGAGAGATTCACGTAGTAAGTTTTGACCGAAGCGTTGTCTCATCCAATCGCGCCAGTGCAAGCTTCCTTTGTCCTGATTACAACAGGAACACGCTGGGACCACATTCGATGTGATGTCTTCTCCGCCCAAAGAGCGAGGATGAACGTGGTCAAGAGTAAGGTCGTGTAAGTCATAAGTTTTTCCGCAATAAACACATGTGCATCCGAAGTGTTCTTTGATGCTGCGCCTCCAAAGGCGCTTGGCTTCAGAGGACGTCATGGTTATTAGGTTGTGAATGTAGTGATCAGGAGTGGGAAGCAGTGGTGTCATGCTCGGCTACGGTTACGGGCGCGGTTTTTAGATGCTTTTTCGAGGAATGTCGATCCATCTTTGCGATGGGATACATCTTTGCCGTCTCGGTTTCCATAGGTTCCTAGCTGTCGATTTTTGCGCTTGAGGTCAACTCTGCGCTTTACTTCTTTCTTTTTTTTGTTGTACTTACGTTGGTAAGCCCGCTTGACTCGTAGAGCAGCACGGTTAGCGGCGTAGTAAGCGGTGGAGTTACCGGACTGTTGAGCCATAAAGCCTCTTTTGAACCATCTCGGGGTCGATCTCAGGCATCACACTTGCCAGCTTAGACAAGGGATTCCCTTCATATGCAACGCCACTGATGTCGTTTGTTTTTAGCCAGTCACAAGCTGCTTTTAGGTCTTGAGTTGTAGCCTCACCCGACTTGATGCGTGCAAGAAACTCTTTAGTGACCAAATTATGCAGCTCGTTAAACTGGTCTTCTGTTGCCTTTTTCTTAGCCATTTCTAAGAACGATTTGGTCTAACTTGCTTTCAATACGTACCATGTGGTCTTCCATCCGATCCATCATTGCGTTGAGGTCGGTTTTGGAGACGTAGTCCTGTGCAACACTTAGCTCTACAGCATCGATGCGGCGATCAAGACCACTGATGCGGTCATGTACGTTATTGATTCGTTGATGTAGTCTGTTGTTTAGGGCTGCTCCCGCTGCTATTGCCGCTATCGAGAGACTTACTAGAGCTTCCAGCATTGATAGAAACTATTGGTACAATGTCATGGCATAAAACCTCCACACGACTTCCAGGCCGGAAAGTAAATCCAGCTTTCATGATTTCGGTGCACTTGAGGGCTCGGACAAGCTCGTAATCGAGCCGGGCCTTTTGTTCATGCCGCCTCGCCATTTGTTTGCACTGCTCGATCATGCCACCATCAAGCGGAATCATGAAGTTGAGCTGTGCACCCCAGTTGTTGTTTTTGACATACCCATCAGATTCCATAGGAACTGTGTCGTTACCCATGTAAAAGGGTGAGAATGTCATTGTTGCACCATTACAGCTATTGTTAGGGCCAAATATCTGTCGACTTGGTGCACCATTGTTTTGGAATTGCACCGCTTGGTTCGTAACATTGCCTGTGGCCGCAGCGACAGGATTAGAGCTGTTGTTTACTTCAGGTGCTTCTGCGTAAGCAGGGGTTACTGCGAGAAGACAGAGAGCGAGGTAGTAGTGGAGGACTGAGTAATGTCCTCTGTGATGTCGATTGTCTCTACGATTCCAGCCGACCGAGTCACGGTCTCCAGTTGCCAAGGCTCTCCAGAGGTGGTGACGCTGAAGGTGGTCGCAGAATCTGAAATGTCTCCGCTTGGAGTCACGTTTGTTCCAGACCATGATGAGTAATCACCGCCGTACACCTCATGAGCAACGGTGCGCTGGATGTCAACGGTGGTAGTAGTAGTGGACTGCATGCTGCCTTGGGTGAACTGAGGAGTTACCGTTTGGGCTGATGCAGGTGCCGCGAGAAGCAGCAACAGAAGTAGCTTTTTCATTCTTTCTTTTCGCGGGTAATAGAGAACGAGGCAAGTGTTCCAGATAGAACACTAGCAACATAGGTGGGGTCCATCTTTTGCATCCAACCAGCGTAGCTAGCAGTCAAGAGTCCTGCGGACCAGACGAGGATGACGAATCGGATGAACTCACTTTTTTTGTGATTCGAGTCCATGCTTGTTTGAAAACAGGTTTCATAACAGTGACCAGCCACTTAAACATAGAAGGAGCAGTAAGGGTGAGAGCGGCGGAGACAACAGCGGTTATGGCGGATGGGGGTAGAGCAGCGCCGTCCGGTACCGCTACGTCCGCTTCTGTATCTGGAACACGGAGTGTA